AGGTTTCTTTTACCTTCGTCTGGAACCCAACATATTTCCCACTTACCTTTGTTGTTTGGAACCCATATAACCTCACTGTCTTGAATACCATTTTTCCATATAAAATCACCCTTGGTTGTTAGATTTTCAGAAATTTCATTATAATCCATTTGTTGATATATCTTTTCTACATCAAACACACTGGATAATGAATCATTTCTAAAAGCTTCTTCTGATGTAAATGGAAATTGTCTTTTAAATTCTGATAACTCATTTGTGTTATTCTTTAAACCCTCTCTTCTATTTTTTATGTAGTCTTTTGAACCAATATCTATATTAGCACCATCCATTCCCATAACTGGATTTTTAGGTGTTTCTGAAACAGAGAATCCATACTCATCAATAAATCCCTCTAGGTTTTCGTCTGCAGGTATAAATAAAGAATACAATCCAGACTTAGTTCTTTTATTTAAATCTTTATCTGTTACGTCAGAGTCATGATATAGGTTTTTATACTCTAATCCACCATCCTCTAGTTTATTAGCAGTAGAACCCATCATACATTTACCAACAATTTTTCTACCAAGTAAAAGACATGTTTGAGTTACAGACCAGTTCTTAGCTATAGATGTTGAACCTGTCCATTTACCAGCCTCATCATGAACAAGTAATTTAAGCTTCATACCATCGTAACTATTGTCAGCAGTATTTCTCCAATCAATAACTGTATTAAGTGCTTCTGATTGTTGTATATGTTTATTTTTCTTTGTTATTTTTTTTGCAGGTTCTCTAAATGCTAGCTCTACCCTTGGATTACTTGAACCATCTTGTATGGGTTGAAAGAAGAATGGATACCTTCTGTATATTCTAACAACTTTATCTGTAAACATTGTCTTAGCATCTGAACCTGTTTTTGATAACAAGCCAAAGTTAGACTCATAAGTTTGAGTAGCTTGATTAACCATCTCAGCACTAGCCATATATGAGAAACCAGAACGCCTGTTCTTTAAAAAACACATTCCCATAGAATTGGGGTCTAATTTACAAGCTTCCCAGAATAAAAAAAACTTTCTATTAGCGTCTCTATAGTCAGGATAACCAACGTCTATATTAGACCATTGTATGAACATATAGTGGCTACCTGTTATGTAGGTTGGCTCACCATTATTCATAAACCACAAACCATCTCTTCTTCTTCTAAACTCCTCTTCTATGTAATCATAGTAATCAGGGGACGTTGCTCTATTCAGTCCTTCAGGCATATTTTGCCTTATCCACATCTGTTCAGCTTTCTTTTTACTTGAGAATAGTATATCTCTTTTTTTAGGCTTTTTAGGTAGTTGTATTTTTAATCCTTGGATTTCTATTATGTCTCCTAAACTTCTTACGTTTAGAATAATTGGTTTAGACATATTTATCTTTTTGCAAATTTTTCAGCCAATCCTTTTTCAAAGTCTTTTTCTTCTTTAAACTCACCCTCTGTTATCTGAGCTTCTAATTTTGATATACCTATTAGTATTTCTTGAGCATCTATAAAACATTCTTTTTTAGCTTTAATAGCGTTTCTTCTTTTTTCATCAGATAAATCAGGGTCTAATGGGGTTTTTATATCGTTTATAAGTATAGCCACAGCCTCCTTGGACGAGTCAATTAAATCCTGAAGAGTTCTTTGTACATATGACTTATTACTTTCTTTCATGTTCAACTACTCCTAATATGTCTTCATTTCTCATTCTTAACATTTTCTCTCCCTCTATAGTCATTTCATATTCAGAGTTTTCTGAAAAAACAACTTCATCTCCTACTTTTACCCCCTGCTCTCTCATCCATTCATTCATGTGTAAAATATTTCCATGTAGAGTTATATCCTCTACTTCAGGTTTCATAAAGATACCAGACTTTGTTTTTATACTTTCCTCATCTTCAGTTTTTTGTTTAACAAAATTCCAATGGTGTAACATTTTTAATTTTCCCTTTCTAACTCTAGCATATATTTGTTGCCAATGTACTTTGTATATATTCTCTTCATCTATCCACGTTATTAAGTTTTGACTCTTAAAATCTTGAGCAGATTCACTTTCAAACCTTTGGTCAACAGTTACAGCACCAACTGAACCAGTAACCAAGTGGTGAAAGTAAATTTTATCTCCCTTTTTTACATCAAATTTTAACCCTTTTGGTAACCACCCTGGAGTTTCTTGAACAACTCCATATTGCCTAGCAAATTTATATGGGTCCCATTTTATATCTAACGATAACTCAACACCATTTACCTCAACTGTATCGTCATAAGCTTTATCTACTTTTACTAAAAAAAAATCTTTTGGTATTTTCATATTAATTAACTTGATATTCTTCTTTATATTCTAAATTATATTCTACTCCTGTTAGTTCAAAAAAAGCTTTCCACATTTCTGACTCTTCTTTTCCTTCCATTTTTATAAACACGTTAAACTTTAACATTTTGTATTTATAGAAATACATATCATCTTGAACTATTGCAGTTATTTTTGCTCTACCCCTCATTATAGGTTGACCAACAACATAGGTAATACCATCTTTAATGTCACCAACTACTATCTTTCTTATTATCCCATTTATTAATTCCATTAGGCTTCAAATTTTTTGTTTTTATTAAATAAATTAAACATATGTAATTTTGCTGCTATTTCCTTTTCTCTTATAACATCCTCCATAGATGGTTCTAATTCTGAAACGCCAAACACTTTATCTTCTATAATTAACATTAAGGTTTGAGACGCTAAATCTTCTCCTACATTGTGTATAACATCAGCATCCATATCATCAAGAGTTTTACCCATATCTATATAAGAGAAAATAAATCTTATATTAGATTCTTCTTTTAAAGACTTAATGTCTTTTATTATTTTTTTAATCTTCTTGCTCAATGTCATCACACATATCATAATGAACCTGAAGGTCGTTTATACTATCTATTGGTGTTCCATTAATGTTAACAAACCCACCTGAGAATATAGCTTGTTCCATGTCTTTGTATTCTTCATTTTTTTCTTTAAGCATAGCTACTTTTAGTAGAATAAGGTATCCTATTAAGTCTGAAACAGTATCTTCTGTTTTATCATTAATGCCTTTATTTTGTATACGCATAAGTTTATCATCTATACGTGCACATAGAGATTCTATTGGTGAGCCTTTTGAGAATACATTTGATGGGTTAGTGGCACTGTCTCCATATGCCCTATTTTTAGAAATTAAAAGTTCTTTCATTTCGTCAGTAACTTTTAATATTAAATCTTCTGTTGTCATATTTTTGTTTTAATTAAATTGAATTTTTATAAAGATACAAAAAAAAAGACTACAAAAAGCAGTCTCTTAATTTTAAGTTATAAACAGAATTATAAACAAGCAACAAGAACTTCTAAGTCGCAGCTAGCAGTATTTGCTACTGCTGTAATTTCAACTAAATCAGCTCCTGTCATGTCGTGAGCAACAGTTAAGGCAGTAGCAGCAGCGTCCATAGTATCTACAATTCCTCCATCTAAATCAGCATTGTATATATAAGATTGTCCTCTATCTAGTTTAACAGCAAACTCATCATTGTCTTCATTTTTAAAAACAAGAAAAACATGATTTGTAGCGTCTAGGTTAGATATTCTAATATACCTAACATCACTTTCTATGAAGGTTCCATTGCCTCTAGCTGCACCAAAAGAACTAAGAACAGTTTCTGAAGTTGTTACAGTTACAATTCTTTTAAAAGCTTCATTGACTCCTGTTATTGTAAAACCTCTTCTAGAGCCATATTGAGTTCCATTTAATTCTAAGTTTTCTCTTAGCGATACTGTTAAATTTGCCATTTTATATTTATATTAAGTTTCTACTTATTTTCTGATAATGAACTGTTAGTGTTTTTGCAGCAGTCGTTCTTGTAGTTACACTTATTTGTGGAACTAAATCTGTAGTGTCTTTTAACGCAGCTCCTACTGTGCTGCTTGATGCTGCTGCTCTACCATAAACATAAATGTCAGAGGCATCAGGAAAAGATTTTGTACTAGCAGCAGTAATAGTGATGCTTGTTGCAGAAGTGACAGCAGTAACTGTTCCCCAGGCAACACCTGTTGCGTTTGTTATAACATCACCAACAACTAGTTGTGATGTAGCGTCTGAAGTTGTGGTTATAACATGAGAACTACCACTAGATAAAGAGACTGCACCATTAGTGTTAATGCCAGTATCACCAACACCTGATATAACTGTCAATCCATACTGGACATCGTTTATGTATACTGCTGGCTTTCTATTACTATCTATTACTATTTTTAACTTATAAGTGGTGCCATGAGTAAGAGTCACACCCAAGTTAGTAACGTAATCAGTTCCATCATTACTATAAACACAGTGCCAAGTTGTTGTTGACTCTTGATACCTCAACATGTCTGTTGACGCAGAATTATCTGAATCGTAATAAAAAAGAACTTGGTCAGTATACTGAGAGTGACCTTGTGCACCAGTCAATATGGTTGCTGACTGACACAGTCCTGCTACATATCTTACATTGTTTTTGGCATTCGCTTCAGTATCGTGTGGTGTTACAGCACACTCCCACTGAACTTGATTATCTGTTCCCCAGGTTACATTTGCCCAGGCAGTTTGATTAGCGTCCTGATGAGGTTTTATAAGCGTCATATCATCATCAGTGGTATCTGTTGTTAATAGTATTCCTGACCTTGCTGTATCAAATGTGCACAAAGAAGATGTAGCTGGTCCAACCCCATCTATTTCAAAGTTCTTACTAACAATCATCCTGTGAGCTTCAGAAGCATTTTGAATATCATCATTTATACCAGGCTTTTGTTCAAAATAATCTGA